TTACTCCAGGTTCAGCGCCTTGTTGAGGATACCTACGAAGTCCGGGCCGTCCTCACTGATCCACGTCGCGTAGTGCTTGAAGATCATCGCCGTAGACGTGTGCCCCATCTGCTCTGCAATCCACTCAGGTGATGCAAAGCCACTGCTCAGCAGCTGGCTGGCGAACGTGTGCCGGCATTGGTTTGGGCCGCGCGGGCGCAGCTCTGCCTTTTTCAAGTGAGCTTTCCACCAGCCGTTGCGCAGGGTGTCCGAGGTTGAGTACGCCTGGCCGCTGGCCGTGTTGTGGAACACAAAGCGCACCGCCTGTTTGCGCAGCGTGCGGTTATCGCGGTCAGTCACCTCGATCTGCACAGCCGGCAGGCTTTTTGTGTGCGCGACCTGGTCTTTCAGCGCCCGCAGCGCCGGGGCCAGCAGCTTCAACTTGCGGGTAGAGCGTCGGGTTTTGGTGACCTTGTACGCACTGCGCACCCTGGCGCGGCGGAATGTCACCGTGCCGGCATCGAGGTCGACGTCTTCCCACGCCAGTGCCATGGCCTCACTCACACGCGGGCCGCTCCAGAGCATGAAACGGATCAGGTTGATTTCCTGGGTGCGGTCGCTGGGCGTGTTGAGCAGGGTGTCGAGTTCTGCGCGGGTGAAGGGGTCAGGTGCCTCGGCATCCGGCAGGGTGATGACGATGCCGTCGGTTGGGTCGTGGGCGGTTTTGTTCCTGGTGCGGTACAGGCGGAAAATCTGGCGCATGTTGCTGACGATTTCGCGCACGGTTTTGTTGTGCAGCTTGGCCATCAGCACGTTTTGCACCCAGCCCTGCAGGTCCAAGTGATCGATCTGATCAGCCTGCACGTCCGCCCAGCGCGGGCGGATGTGGTTTTCCACGCGGCTGGTGTAGCCCCGAAAGCCGCTGGCGGCAATCTGGTTGCGCTTGATGTCCAGCCAGAGGTCGATGTAATGGCCGAAGGTGTTGGTTTTCACCCTAGGCGAATCAGGAAAGTGGCGGGCATAACTGAACGTGCCGGCCTTTATCTCGTAATTGATCATGCCTACCAGGCGTTCGGCCTGGGCGATGTTATCCGGGCTGGCATCGCCCGGCATCGCCTCACGGCACAGCTCGCCCTGGTGGCGAAAATACACACGCACGCGGTTGCCGCGCACCTCAACACCATCAGCCATATGCGTCCCCACGCAAAACAACGGAAAAGGCCCAGTCTATGGGCCTGAAAAAGAAGCGGCCCGTTGCCGGGCCTAGAATCTAAAACGCGATTTTCTAGATCAGCCGGCGCTGCACCTCCGGTCAGCCCGGACCAGCATGGCCAGTGCGTTGCGTACGGCGCGACGGTCGCTCGGTGTGCTGCTGGTGTGAATGATGGGGCGTTCTGGCTTGGTAAATCGCAGGTGGCCACCGTTGGTACGCATGGCCAGCCAGCCGTTATCTGCCGCGTAGACGAACAGCAAGGCGAGCGATTTACCGCTGCGGCGGTAGTGCAAGATGTTTTTAGGCATTGACCACCTCCAGCTGTAAACCCTTGGAGTGCAAGGCATCCATGCAAGCGGGGTTTAGCCATAGGCATTCAGTTCGTGCGGCAGTGCCGCGAAATGCAGCTATCCGGGCCTGAGTTGTGTTCTGCGCCCAGTCGCTTAGGTACTCGGAATACAGCTCATTCGGGTAGCCGCTCAGCACGACCATGCCCTGCAAGTTTTTGAGTGTGATCAGAAGCTCTACGTGCTCGTCATCGCTCAGTTCGTGCCTGTAATAGCGGCCTTTCTGCGCCCCGTGTACGCGAGTTGAGTGCATATATGGAGGATCGATGTAGTGCAGGGCAGAGGGTGAGTCATTGGCAAGAATGATGTCGATCGCCGGCCTGTTCTCGATCAGTACCCCCTGCAGACGCTTCCCGATCGCGGCCAATTGGTCGGGGTAGCGTGCCCACAACTGCGGTGCCGTGCCGTACTTGCGGTATGGGTCGACGCGAAAGCCAGTGGTGGCTTTTGTCGCGCCGGATGAGCCAAATCCCATCTGTGCTCGGATGACAGTACGGCGGGCACGCTCTACCGGTTCTTCGGTGAATATCCATGCCAGCTCAAACTCGGTTCGTGCGTACGGGGTGAGTATTAGCCGATCGCTAAGTTCTTCACGTGTTGATGCGTTCTGCAGCACGCGAAATAGGTTGACGATATCGTCGTCCAGGTCGTTGTAAACCTCTCCAGGGCTTCGGTTTTTTTGCATCAGCACACCAGCGGCCCCACCAAATGGCTCGATGTACACCTGGTGTGGCGGGAAGTGCTCTATTACCCAGCTCGCAAGCCTGAACTTGCTGCCGTGGTAGCGGATAACAGGCGCTTTTATGATCATGGCTGCACCGCCTGATACTCGATATCGAAGAAGCCCAGTTGGCCCTTGTATGGGAGAAACGGCAGGGGCTTGGCGTCGGCCAGCTCGAAACCGAACTTGCCGAAGAACCAGGGCGACAGGCTGTTGTCATCGCAGCCGGTGATGGTGGCCATGCCGACGATCCCGCCGCGCTCCAAGTCGTGGAAGCTCGGGATCTTGATGCCCACTTCAAGGGCGAAGTGGTAGGCGTCGTTGTATTCGGCACCGGTCATGCCCTTGGCCGCGTGGATCAGTACCGGGCCACGGAACTTGGTCGCCCAGCTGCGATTCTCGATGTCTTTGTGACCGTTGACGATCAGCCAGGCCCAGGGCTGGCGAATGCTCAGCGCTTTCATGCTGCACCGCCGAAACGGGCCTTGGCCTCGTTGCAGGTTTCCGTGCGGGTGTGGCAGATGCCGCAGTTTGGGCAGTGCGCTTTGTCGCTGGTGTTGGTGGCCAGCTCGCCGGTATGGGTGAAGCGCGAGCAGCCGTAACCCAGCCCCTCGCTTGATTGTTCCTGGAGCAAGCCGGGGGCCAGGCCAAGCTTTTTAGCGAGCGACTCTGCAGCCTGTGTTGCGCCGGTGGTGCAGCTCGCCGTTGGCTTGTGACCGCTGGCCCTGGCGATATAACTGCCGGTGCTCTGGCGAACGCTGATGGTGATGGTGTTTTCAACGTGCATAACGTGGCCCCTTGGCTTGTTTAGCGGCGGCTTTTTCGGCCTGCAGGTCGGCCCATTCGACGGCCTTACGGCTTTGGCGGATGCGGCTGCACTTGGCGTGGTTGCGGGTGGACCTGGCCTTGTGGCAGATGTCGCAGATGCTGGGCAGATCCAGCCGGTGGCCTGCTAGCGGTGGGCGGGTGCGGCTCATTGGGCACCGCCTTTTTTCGTGGCACCGCAGGCGCAGTTGTACAGGCCGCGCTTACTGATCCTGATTGAGCGACCGTTCTGCTGTTGGATGATGACGTTGTGAGAAAACGTCCAGGTGTGACGCTTGCCGAGGGTGCAAGTCTTCATGCTGCACCGCCTTGCGCTGCCAGCATGGCAGCAGCAATCCAGTCTGCGTGTTGGACTGACTCCGGGCTGGCGTATCTCAGGTCGCCGTAACCGCTGACGCTATACCCAATAAGCTGAGCGAATTGCATACGCTCGTCGTCGGTGAAGTCCAGGACTGCCAACTGGTTCATCCCGCAACCCAACGGAGTGGCGAAGTCCAGCAAGTGGGTGACAATTCGGTTTTCCTTGAACCTGATCACGCCATCCGGTGCGAACACGATCGGCTGCATCGGGTGGGCATCATCTGTCACCCCACGGCCACTCTGCTTTGTTTCGGCTTGCAGCGGCCCGCACCACTCGAAACGCTCGGCCAGGTCTTCGACCCATGACCATTCGCGCGTTTGGTCGTTGGTATTGCTGTCGTTCATGTTGCACAGCAGCGTGCCGTCCTCATCGATGGCCACTTCGACCAAAGCCGGGCGGGAATCTGGTTCACCGATTCGGAAGCCACGCACCCAGTAGGCACCTGACACGGTGGGTTTCGCGTGCGTCCATTGCAGGGCTTGTAGGCCTGGTGTGGTAGCCTTATCGGCGCTGACTTCTTGGGGTTTCGCTTGCATGGTGTTTCTCCTTTGGGGTTGGTGTGGCCCTGGTGGGTTGCCGCCCACCAGGGCCTTTTTTATGCCGCCACGTAACCGGCGGCAGTCTTGCTCAGCAGGCCCACTTCGCTGGCCCTCTGCATCAGCTTGGTGGCTTTGTCGCTGCCTATCCGTAACGCTTTGGCGACCTGCCTAACTGCCACCTTGGTTCCTCGCTCCGTACTGGCTATGAGTTGCAGCAACTCGACCGGTAGGACTTCCTCTGTGGGCGTTTCTGGCGTTGTTTCCGCGTGTTCCTGTGGGCGTTCCTTGGGCTGTTCCTGCCGGGCGGTTATGGGTGCCGAGGTGTTCCCGGTAACGGGTATGGGGCGCAGCGCGGACAGGATCAGGGCCGGGACTACCTCCAGCGCCAGGGCGAAACCGATGCACAGCAGGATGGCCAACTGCATGGGCAGGCCTGCTGCTTTGGCCGGCTGGCTCAGCAGTGCGGTGAGTTCCTGCGATGCGTTGTCGCGGCGGACCTGGGCGGCGGTGCGCTGGGTGTCGATTCGAGAAAGAGCTGCGTTTTCCAGCTCCAGGGCGCGGGTGACCATGCCGCGTTCGCGTAGCGCGTTGGCCTGGTGATGGACTGCGACCGATTCGGCGTCGAGCCGCACGATGCGGGCGGCGTCGGCGCTGCGCAGCTCCAGTAGGTCGGCCTTGCGTTGCTCAAAGTTCGCCTGGTGTTCGGCACGGCTGGTGATGATCGAGGTCATGAGGCGGTCATAGGTGGCCCACCCGGAAACGGTGCCCAGGGCCAGAGCGCTGGCCATCATCAGAAGCGCGGCCAGGGTGCGACGTGATACCAGCAGCATCAGGGCCAGCGGCCAGGCGGTGTACTTGAATAGATCCAGCACCACGGCCGCAGCGGCGAACAGGCCGGCGAGCACAGGCGCGTCGATCAGCGCGGATATGGCCATCGCCACCGAGGTGGCCGTTACGCCCGCCAAGGCGGCGACCATGGCCAACAAGGGCCAGCGGTGGTGCGGTTGTAGGTGCATGATGTTTCTCCTTCGGATGGTTCAGCCCTACCGAGTTGCCGCTCGGCGGGGCTGAGTTGGGTCAGCCCAGGCGGTACTGCTTGTCGCCGTCGATCACGTAGAGGGTCACGTCTTTCAGCGTGTACACACCGCCAGGCCCACCGTGAACGGCAAAGTTGCCGTAGGGAGGTGTGCCAACTCGCACCGGGAATAACTTGTCGGTCTGGTGGGCGTACTCGCTGGTTTTCTTGATCAGCGCGTAAAGCTGCTGACCTTTCGGGCGGCAGCCGTCCGGGCCGTGGGCCGCTTCGAAGCCGAGCCAGGCGTTGCGGGTTTCTAAGTTCTGGAATTGCTCGCCGTCATGCTCCAGGTCGTAGCCGCGTGGTTTGGCCCAGAACTGGAAGGCCATGGCCAGCTCGATGTTTTCGAAAGCGCTCATACCTGCGTGCCCTTTAACGCCGTGGCGGCCGCTTCGTACTCGCTTGGCAGAATCTCGACGGCACCCTCGATCCAGCCGGAGGTTGGTTTGCTGGCGGCGACGGCGGCTAGGTGGCGCGCTTCGTCGATCTGGAAGCCCAGGCGGAAATAGGCCGTGCCCTGGTGCTCGAACAGCGCGCCGCCGCAGAGCATCAGGTTGCCGCTATTGATGCCGAGGCGGTCCCAGTAGCTGTGTACGCAGACGCGAGCGGGGTAGTTGTCACGCCACAGGGTAAGCAGGCGTTCATGCTCGGCGCGGATGGCTGCGCGCTCCTTCTTTTCGGTTCCCTTGGGAATGACGGGCTTGCTGCGCAGCTCGCGGTACCCCCAGTCATCCGGGCGACGCCAATGCACGTCGAGGACTTTGTCAGCGCTGAGTTTCACGCCGCCTGCATAGAGGCTGGTGATGTCTTTCATTGGGGCGATATCGCCGCCGAACAGCTCGCCTAACTTGGCCGATTTGGCGTGTAGTTCCTCCTTGGCCCGGAACAGGTCTTTGAGGATGGCCAAAGTGGCAGGGGCGGTGGATTTGTAGTGGTGCTGCATGGTGCTTCTCCTTTGCTTCGGGTTGCCCTGGCGTTGCCGCGCCAGGGCTGTGGGTTATTGCAGAAAGCCGAGCAGCAGGTCGGGGGCTACGTTGGCCAGGGCGAGCAGCGCCACCACCGCGAGGGCGCTGCCGGCCAGGGTGAGGATGGTTTCGCGGGCGGTGGGTTGATCATCGGTTTGCATGGTGCTTCTCCTTTGGGTTGGTTGCCGTGGCGTTGCCGCGCCTTGGCGGTTACTGCTCTTTGAACACCCAGCACTTGACGGTGGGTGATTTGAAAACGGTCATGTTGGTGCGCTTGGCCTGGTAGGCGCGCACGGCGCTGTGCATGGCTTTGTTGCTGTCGATGAACTTGCGGCTACGGCTTTCTTTCAGCAGCTCGCGCAGGGTGGCCACGTCGGCGAGCTTCTGTTTGTGCTCGGCCGCGCGTTCGGCGAACTCGTTGAGGTTGATGGCGATAAGGCCAGCGTCCACCGAGTGGTTGACCACAGGGCCTTCGCCGTCGAGCGATTGCAGGTAGTCGTACACCTCCCAGAATTCCGCGACGGCGGGGTGGTCGGAGCTGATCGAGGCTTGGCGCTCAATGGCCATGCTGATGATTTGCCGTTGCGTGGCGCTGGCCTGGGCGTCGGTGAGGGTTACCACCAGGCGCAGGCAGTCGAGCAGAGCCAGCAGCTGGGCGTGGTTTTTGATGATGCGTTCGTGGCGGATGTAGCCGCGCAGGCTGTTGCCGCAGCCCTTACAAGCGGCCGTTTCGTTGCCTGGCTGGTAGGCGGTGCCACAGCTGCAGCAGTGGGTGTGTAGGCGGCGCAGGGTGGCTTCGTGTTCGGGCACGCGCTCGCTGAACAACGCCAGCACCTGGGCTTCCTGTTTTACGGCGTGCAGCAGGAAGTAGCTGAGGTTGTCGCCTTCCAGGGCGTTGAGTTTGTCCGCCGCGTCGCGGCTTTGCGGGGTGACCTGCGGGCGCACAAAGTGCTGCTTGCAGATGCGCGTCATGATGGCTTCGTGGGCAACCACCGCGGCGTTCTGGCTGATGGCGATGGTGCCGCGAAAAGGTGGCTCGTAGGTTTCGTTGCCTGCCGTCTTCACGCCCTTGGTGGCCAAGGTGCCGCCGCCGAAGAAGTCTTTCAGCTCATCCCACTCAAAGGTTTTGGCGTGGGCTTTGTCGTCGCCGTGGCGGTCTGCCTCCAGAAACACCACCGGCATGCCCGACACTTGGCCCATCAGACGTGAGCGGCCCGCCTTGGTGGATTTCATCGGGTCAAAGCCCTCGTAGCCGTCACGCCCGAGCAGCTTCCACACCAGATTGAGTAGGGTGGTTTTACCGGCACCGGCCTCGCCCGTTGCCTCCAGGAAGGGAAACGACTGGAAGCGCGCGCGGATCTGCTCGGCGAACAGCGAGCCAAACCAGAACACCAGCGTGACCACGCCCTGGGCGCCAAAGCAGATCCACAGCAGCCTGAGCCATTCCTCGTTGTAGCGCTTACCGTCGCGCTGCAGCTTGATGGGCACACCCTTTTGCAGGGTTTTCAGGCGCAGCTTGGGGAACTCGAAGTAATCCTCGGCGTTGGCCTCGTAAATCACGCCGTCACGGATGGCCACGTCGCCGTACACATAGCAGGCGTATTCCTTGCTGTACCCCACGTAGTCGATGGTGGATACGGTTTTAATGGCGTAGAGCTGGTCTTTCATGATCTTGTCCAGCTGCTGCCCAGTGCCGGTGAACATGGCGCCGGCTGCCATGCCCAACAGGCGTTTTTTGAACTCGCTGGCGGCGGAAAGCTGGGTGCTGGTGAAGGTGTTCTTCACGCTGGGTGCGTCGTGCGGGAAGTCCACACGCAGGTAGTACCAGGCTTCGTCCGTTACCTCGTTGCGCTGGTAGTACAGGGCCTCGGGGTAGCAGTTGGCGATTTCAACGGTGCAGCCAGATTCCTGCAGGGCTTTCTCGCGCATTTGCCGGTCGTTGAGCAGCTTGTCGTCCTGGTCGTCGCTTTCTTCCAGGGCCTGCACAGCCTTGTTGAACTTCTCCAGATCCAACTTGAACCAGTACAGGCGGCTGTTAAAGCCGAAGTGAAACTCGGCGCGCTTCTTCCACTCGAACATGATCAGCGCCTTTTCACTGGCGCTCTCGGCAATCAGCAGGGCGCCTTCGTGGCGGGCCTGCTTGATGTCGGCCTGAATGCGTTCATCACGCTGGGTGGCATCGTCAATGAACTGCCAGCGTTGGTGCAGATCGTTCCAGTCCACTTTGCGGCCGTCGCGCTGGGGTATCTGCGCGGCGCTGCATTCGTAGCCTAGGGCGCGGGCCATGCGTACCCATTTACGGGTGTAGCTGTGTGCGCCTGGCTCGTTGTCCAGCGCCCACACCAGCTTCGGCAATTTTCCACCCCGCTGGCGGGCCAGCTCTTTTAAGGACGCCTCCGGGAAGGCGTTGCTGCTCATGGCCGACACTGCGTCGTAGCTGTTATGCACCAGGGCGATGGCATCGAAAATGCCCTCAACGATCCACAGCTCTTTGACCTCCAGCAGTTCCACGCAGGGCGGGCACCACCAGTGGCCCTTGTAACTTTCGCCGGGCTTGAAGCGGGCCTTCTGCTTACCGAAGCGCTGCGGCTGGTCGATCAGGCGTTCCCAGTAGCCGCCTTTGTCCAGGGCAAAGCGCACGGTGGCGCTGCCGATGCCAAGCTCGCGGCTGTAGAAGTTTTCCTGGGTGTACCAGCCTTTGACCAGGTCCAGGCGAAAGCCACGGGCAAAGGTCAGGTAGCTGTCTGCCGAGGCATTGGGCGCGGCATCGGTGGCGGGGGCGCGCTTGCTCCAGTCGTCGAACAGCTCGGGGTAAAGCTCTTTAACGTGCCAGGTTTGGCCGCACTTGCTCTCGCGCCCACAGCGGATAACCCAGGGCTTTTGGTAGCTGGTGAACAACTCTTTTTTGCCGCAGGCGGGGCATTCGCCTTTGCGCATGTAATCAGTGCCGGTGATGTGCCGCAGGCCGTATTGGGCCTCCAGCTTGCTGAGCACTTCGGTACGAATATCGTTTTGCATGGTGGGCCTTATGCTGCCGAGTTGAGCGCCGCTTGCACGGCAGCGATGGTGCGTTTGTGGCCGGCAAGTGCCGGGAAGTCGTCGAGGATGCGTTTGCTGCGTAGGCCTTCTGGCACGGTGCGGTAGCGGTCGTCGTACCAATGCTCAGTCATGCCCAGGCGCAGCTCGGCGCGCAGGCTGGCAAGCCAGGCTTCGGCCACCGGTTTGGGCATGTCCAGCTTTATGGCAACGGCGGTTTGCATGGCTACCTCCTGAAACGCGGGCAAAACATCCCCATACCCACGGCGTGGGCTGGTGGTTTTAACGGTTAGTGAGCGGGTGTTTGGGTGAAGTGCAACGGCAGGATGCGGCGCGGTACCAGGTGGCGAATGCCATCGCGGGAGTCGATCAGCACCGCGCGGGTGATTTCGCCGAATCGTTTGTCACCCCAGTCCACACCCACGGTCACGCTTGGCGGGGTGATTTTGCTCATGGCCAGGTACACCAGGCGCTGGGCCATAAATACCGGCACCTCGTTGGCAGTAACCAGGTACTTGCAGGCGCGGTCGAATAGCTGGCCTTCGTCCAGGTGTTCAGCCCAGTGCCGGCGCAGGTACGCCTCAGCCACGCCCTGCATGGTTTCGCTGTAGTCCTTGGCGTTGATGTTGGTTTGCAGGGTGGTGGGGTTCATGCGGTTGCCTCCAACTGGTCGAGCAGGTCTGGTTGGGCGTTTGGGTCGCGCAGGTTGCGCATGGCATTCATGCGCTCTACGGCCGGTGCTACGGGCAGCTTTATCAACGGGCGCTCAAGGCCCGAGGGGCTTAGCTCGAAGTCGATGGTCATCGAGCCGGTGAAGGTGGCACCGCACACCAGGTCGGTGCACTGGTAGTAGATCGAGCGGAAACAAGGGGTTTGCCCATCGCTGGTACGAATGCGCATGGGCTTGTTGCAGGCTGGGCAAACGAGTTTGTAGACGCTCACGCTTTTACCTCCGTATGCAACACCACCACGGCCTGTATTTCGGCATGCCTGGCCGCTATGTGCTTGCGGTGGGCTTCGATGATGGCGGCGAGTTCGTCAGGGCTGATGCTCCCATCGTCCAGAGCCTTGGCGATGATCTGATCTACAGCCCCTTTTTTGACGGCGGTCTGTAGCGAGCGCGTGTACAGGTCTACGTTGTCCAGCTCGGTGGCCTCGGGCATGGCCACGAAAACACCGCCGTACATGCTGCAGAGGTAGTCCGGCAGGAAGGTGGTGCCGGCGATTTGCTCCAGGGTGTGCAACTGCCCATCGGCAAGCGGGCGGGTACCGGCGTTTTCGTAGGCGTGGTTGTCGAACTTCTTGAGGTCGAGCCCCAGGTGAGCCGCTGCGCACTCACGGCCACCGGGGAAGGCCTGGATGATGGCGCTGACTACCTTGCGGCGGCTGTCGAGAATTGAGCGGGTCATCTTCTAGTTTTCCCCTTGAGCCGCTGGCACTACTGTGCAGACAACGCCTTCTTTGATGCCGAGCAGTACGGCGGCTTTGTGGGCTTCGCCGCGCTTACCTTTTTTGCGGCCGTTGAGCAGGTCGCTGACCAAATTTTTGTTCAAGTCGTGCTTACGGGCGAACGCCGCAATGCTCTGCCCCTCGCGGTCAAGGGCCGCGCGGGCTTGCTCAGGGGTTAATAGGGCATGCATAGTGTTTATCCGTGTTTAATCGTGTTCGATGGAAAGGATTCTTGGCCAGAAAACTGGTCAAGTCAACCGGTATTGATCAAAAAAATGCTCATTGCACCAAATGCAGGCGACCGCCTGCGTGAAGAAAGGGATCGGCTTGGCCTGAATCAGACCGATTTCGGTGTGCAGGCGGGCGTGAGTCGTGGCACCCAAAAAGCCTACGAGCTGAGTACCAGTTCGCCGGATGTTCGCTATCTCATGGCGCTGCAAGGCATGGGCGTTGATGTGCAGTACGTGCTCACTGGCATGCGTATTTCCACCGAGGTTGGGAACCTGTCAGCGGATGAGGCGGGGTTGCTTGAACACTATCGGCAGTTACCCGAGGCCGACCGGGCCGGCGCAGCAAAGATGATCACGGCCCTGGCCGAAATGGCTGGGCGATATGAGGTGAAGCCTTAATCAATGGGCGGGAGAGTAGGGATGCGTAATGGACTTTTAAGCCTGGCTCTCGCCGGGCTTTTTTCGTTGGGGGCTCACGCTGCTGGGCCGCAATTGATTAGCGCCGAGGCGTCTGGTGAAGCATGGCCATTCACCGTTGCAGAGATGCACTTGCAATGCCTGCCTGGTCGCGCGGTGGTGGTGACGGATGCTGAAACCGGCGTCATGTACCCGCTTAACGGCACTGCCAAAGCCAAGGCCCTAGCGCTGGCGATGGAGCCGATCGACAAAGTGTGGCGCGATGATCCGACCATCCCTGGCACTAAAGTTAGCATCGGCCCGCTTATTGAGCAGGGGCTGCAGCTGTGCAAGTGACAGACTTAGATGATGACCAAGCCTTTGGCGCTCGCCTGCGCGCAGAGCGTGTGCGCTTGGGGTTGGCTGTGCATGAGCTGGCGCACCTCTGTGGCCGCGTGGACATACTGCAGAAGCGTTACGAGGAAGGCAGCCTGCCGATACCAGCCGATTACCTGCAGGCGCTGCACCGGCGCACTGATGCGCTGGTGATGTGGATTGTCAGCGGCGACTAGCTCCAACAGCAAGTGCACGCACTTGAGTGGAATCTGATCAACCAGTCAGGGACTCTGATTACTCACTGCCAATGACGGAGTATGCAGATGAGTACCGAAGTTCTTGAGGCTGTAGGCGATCAACCAGGGGGGAGGGTTGCGCAGCCCATGATGGAGTGCGTGACGCCAGAGGAAAGGCTGCTGCTGAGGTTCTATCGGCAACTGGGGGAGGTGGAACAGGCATTTATGCGCCGTTCCATCGAAGCGATGGTGATGCGCGAGTCGCCCAGTTGAAACAAAGAAGCCCCGCTATTGCGGGGCTTTTACTTGGGTATTATCTGCTGGACTTGGCTAAGTAGCTGGCGGGAGGGAGGTAGAAATCACCTTTAGAGGTGTAGTGGTTGTAGATGTCCACTAGATCGATATGAGTTCCGTGCTTTTGCCAGTCCGGCCATTGAAAGTGAAGCACAATGTCCGAGGTTTTATATTTTGGATGAACACTTTTATAGCTTGGTAGGCCTACGTGGTAGTGCCAAAGGTCATTGCCATAAGTATAGCTGTAGGCCGGATCTGAAACGTCGAGGCCGGACCATGACTGTGTGATCTTACCTGGGTATTTCGTGAAATCTGAAAGCCCATGCTGTGAAAAGCAGACAGCAAATTGCAGAATTGCTGTCTGCTGATCGTGCGGGAAATTAGCGAACTCAATAGAGAACTGATCGTTATAAGAAAATGTGTAATTCAATCCAGCATCCTTGCAGGTACTACGGCTGAATTTTACTTACGCTTGGCCTTGACGGCAGTCGCAAGGATTTGCTCGCGCATTTCTTCGAGGCTGAGGCCAGTAGGCATCATGTAACGATCAGACGTCAGAGCCTTCTCAAAACGGCTTAGATCAACCGAGATAGGGGGCTTAGGGGCTTGGGTTGCTGCTGGAAGCAATTGCAGGGTAGCCATTGCGAGCTCCAATTTGAGCGTGTCGTGTATTGCGATAATACTTGCTTTATCAAATTTGATCAAACTACAACCAGTTCGTGTTCGATTGTCCTCCGCCTCAACCACTTAGAGCTAGAACCGGGATTGTATTTTCCCCCACTCCCTATCCACCGCCCGCTGCGCGCTGTTCTTGCTGGCATACAGGTGGGTTAGCCGGCGGGGTTTGGCCTGGTCACCTGCGGTGATGGCTTTCTGGGTGCCTGATTTGGCGTCGCGGTAGTAGGCGATGATCCCGGTGTAGTTGGCAGCCCCTTCCTCGTACAAGCCGTCGACGGTGTCCTCTGGCAGTTGGCTTTCTAGTTCCAGGCTGGTGATGTAGCCGGCATCCGCTGTGAGGCTGTGCTGCACGTTGCCGCCGTGCCAGATGATGGCGTCTATCTCCGCTTTGACTCCCACCAGGGTGTAGGTCAGTTCCGGTATCAGTTCGGGGCGGCCTCTGGCCAGGGTGTAACTGAGGGTGGCGGTACCGCGCTGCAGGCGGTTCCACTCGGCCCTGGCTGCGCGCAATGCGGATTCGCGGTCGCTGTAGCTGTGGCGCAGATCCTTGAGGTTCTCGCCGCCGCCGGCGATGGCTTCCTGTTTTTTGGCGCTGTTGATGTCGTAGTAGTAGGCGCGCACGCCGTCGTAGCTGTCGCGGTCGGCCTGCAGGTAGCGGTGGCCGTCACCGTCCGCCCGAGTAAGGGTGACGTGCGGCAGGCTGAGGCCGCTGGGGGTTTGCGATTTGCCAGCCGGGATACACAGCAGGCAGCCGGCTTTGACGGTGGCCACCGCGTCGAACTCCTCACCGAGGCGGGTGAGGATGTTGGCGTCTGACTCGTTGGCCTGGTCCAGCTGCAGGATGGGCAAGGCAGCCAGGGCGGCGCTGATGCGGGCGGTGAGCTGGTTGCGGCCGGCGATGGTTTGCAGCACTGCGCCCAGGGTGGTGTTGGCCCAGCTGGTTTCGCGTTTGGTTTTCAGACCTTTGCGCAGATCCGCGCTGCGGGCGCGGATGTTGAGCACGTCGGGCGCGCCGCTGTGCTCGGTTTCGTCCACGGTGTAGGTGCCTTTGTCGACCAGGCCAGTGTCTGCCCAGCCCAGCCACAAGTGCAGCACGGCGCCCTTGGGCGGGATGCTGAGCAGGCCGTCGTGGTCGCTGAGGCTGATGTCGAGCGTGTCGGCCTCGATGCCCCGGTTGTCGGTGAGGTTCAGGCTGATCAGCCGAGGGCTGATGAGTTGGGCGATGTCGGTACCGTCGACGCTGAGTCGGTAGATGGCTGGCGGGTAGTTGTTTTCACCCAGCAGGCGTTTGCCTGCATCGCGCACCACGCCGATTACATCGGCGATTGCTGCCTTGCCAGCGGCCAGTACTGCGGCACTCACAGCACGGCCCGGAGGATGTTGGCGCCGGTTCCGATGGCGGCACCGAGCATGTCGACCTTGCCGTCATCGACGCGCTTGAGGCTGATGCTGAACTCAATGCGCCGCGCGGTACCGTCGGGGAAAAACAGGGTACGGGTCTCGCTTACGCTCTCGATCACCCAGATGCCCAGGATGCGCCCGGTGCCTTCGACCAAGGGCCAGGCTTTGCCGGTGTCGGCCATCATGCGCAGGGCGTCCAGGCTGATGGGGCTGCCGGCCAGCTCGGGCAGGATGATGCCGGGCATGGTGATGGCGTCTTCACCTCGCCCGGCATACTGGCGTGCGGGGTTGGTGCCCACGCGGCTGCTGCTGGGGTGGCGCCAGTCGGTTTGGCGTTGCAGTTCCTGGTAGGCGAGGGTGTGCAGGCTGAACACGAACATGCCGAGGGCCATCATCATGGTGCTTTACTCCAGGTCGCCAAGGCGTGAGCGGATACGGGTGGCTTTGTTGCGTTCACGCTCATCGAGCATTTGGTTGATCATCCGATGCAGGCCGGCGACGTCGGTACCTGGGGTCGCGTGGATCTGGAAGTGGTTGGTATCGCCCTGGATGACCATGCCGCCAGAGGCCGCTGATATTGGCGGGCGCTTGTCGAATTCGATGCTTTTGCCGCTGAGCATGTCAGCGCCGGAGCTGGCCAGACGCTTTGCAGTACCGGCGATCTGCTTGAGCACGTCGCCTTCGCCGCCTGCCAGGCCGTTGGCCAGCCCGGCCATGGTGAAGCCGCCCAGGGTGGCAAATACCCGCGATGGGCTGTGGATGCCGAGCTTCTCTTTGAACCAGCCAATGGTTGAGTCACCCAGGGTGGTGATGGCTGACTTGATTTGCCCCATGCCCGACATCAGGCCGTTGACCAGGCCGCGCACGATCATGTTGCCGAACTCGGTAAACCGCACGGGCAGATCCAGCCCCAGGTAGTTGAGCACCTCGGCAAAGGCGCGGTACACCAGACCGACGGGGTTGAAGTTGGCCAGGGTGGTGAGGATGCCGCCCAGGCCGCCAGAAAAGCCCGCTTTGACCTCAGCCCACATGCCGGCGAAGTAGGGGCCGAGTTTGTCCCAGTTGGCGTAGATCAGGTAAACGGCTGCAGCGATGGCGGTCACGGCCAGGCCGATGGGGTTAAGCATCAGCGCGCGGCCCACCAGCAGCACCGCCTTGCTCACCCACAGCAGCGCACCGCCCAGGGCCTTCAAGCCGGTAACCAGGCCGAGGCTTTTAATGCCCAGCAGCATCATGGCGAAACGCACCATGGCGAACGGGCCGAGGATGCTGGCCAGCGCCAGGGTAATGGCGCCCATGGTTGCCATCAGAATGCCAAGGCCTGCTGCCGTTTTGACAATTTGCGCAGCCAGCGTGGGGTTTTCCACGATCCAGCGTTTAACGCCGCCGACTACGTCCGCCAAACTCTGCACGATTTTACGTAGGGGGCCGTCTTGCTGCTCTTCCAGTTGGATGCCGAGGTCTTCCCAGGCGCTGGAGAGTTCGTCCAGGTCGCCAACCAGGTTGTCACCCATCACCTTGGCGGTTTTGCCGGCTTCGCCCTGGGCCTCGCGCAGGGTGCCGATGAACTTCTGCAAGTCACCACTGCCGGCCTGTTTGACCAGCACCTGCAGGGCGCTGACGGCTTCTTCGCCGGCAATGCCCTTGAGCAAGCCGGCGCGGTCGGCGTTGCCGAGGCTTTTGGTTTTCTCGTACAGCTCGGTGAGGATGTCGGGCATCTGGCGCATGTTGCCCTGGGCATCCTTGGCGCTGATGCCGAGCTTATCCAGTGCTTTGGCCGCAGCAGCAGGTGGCGCGCTGAGGCGGTTGAGGATGGCACGCAATGCGGTACCGCCCATGCTGCCCTGGATGCCTGCGTCGCCGAGCTTACCTGCCATGGCCGCGACGGTTTCGATGTCCTGTCCCACGCTGCTGGCCACCGGGCCGACGTATTTCATCGTCTCGCCGAGCATCTGCAGGTTGGTGTTGGAGCGGGTAAACGTGCCGACCAGGATGTCACCGACGTGGCCCATGTCCTTGGCCTGCAAGTTCATACCGGTGAGGATGTTGGATGCGATATCGGACGTGGCAGCCAGTTCTTCGTTGCCCGCTTTGGCCAGGTCCAGCATGCCGGGCATCGCGTCCAGGATGGCCTGTGGGTTGAAACCTGCCATGGCCAGATAGCCCTGGCCTTGCGCCGCGTCTGTGGCGCTAAACATGGTGTCCGCACCCAGCTGGCGTGCCTGCGCGCGCATGGCAGCGAGCTGCTCATCGTCCTTGCTAAGGCGGGTGAGCGCCTGCACCTTGCTCATATCGGCATCGAACTGCACACCGGGGGCCATGAGCTGCGCACCTGCGTACAGAATGCCGCTACCGCTGGCCAGCCCTGCAGCACCACTGCCGGCCATGCTGCCGGCCATGCCTTGGGTCTTTTCGTACTGCGCCTTTGCCAGCGCCAGGCGCTTTTGCTGGGTGGCGAGCCGCTGCATGCGCCGGCCTTGTTCGCTGATGGCCGCGTTTGTAGCGGCAATCTTGGCGCGCAGGTCACGCTCACCGGCGCCCAGGTTGCGTGTGCTGATGCCTGCAGCGTTGAGCTTGTTGCGCAGGCCCTGCAGCTGGGTTTGCTGCTCGCTGTGCTGGCGTTTGAGCGCCGTGGCCTCGCGGATGGCTGACTTTAGGTCGCGGGTCATTTGCCGGGTAGGTGCCCCGGCGGCAGCAAACTCGCGGCTGAGCTGTTTGACCTTGTCGCGCGCGGCGCCCAGGGCCTGCTCGGTTTGCTCGGCTGCGGCGCGCTGGGTGCGCCAGGCGCTGATGTCCTTCTGCTGGGTGTTGAGTTCTTTGAGGCGGTCGCGGGCCTCTTTCAGGGCTTTGGCAGCGCCGAGGCTGCCGCCCTGGATGCGTTTGAGCGGGGCGGTGGCTTTTTCCAGTACGGACAGGATGACCTTGAGTTGCAGACTATTACCGGCCATCGCTTTGGCTCCGTACCCGCGCCCGTTCGCGCCATTCCATCAGTTCGGTGAGGCTGAGGCCGTCCATGGCGGACGGCTGCCAGTGAAACACCACGGCCAGGTCGGCCATGGCGTCGTCTACGCAGTGAGGAATGCTTCCGCCTTCACCGACTTCCTCAACAAAAAACTGGCCACCTTGCCGCCGATTTCCAACAGGTCGGCGGGGTCCATGCGGCCCACCTCGATGTCGGTGAGGGTTGGCGTGGTGATGCGTGGCAGCACCTTGCGCAGGGCGTTGACATCGAGGTTGAGCAAGTCACTCAGGGTGACGCCACGCAGTTCGCCGGACATGGGTTTGCGCAGTTCCACCTGAGTGATGGTTGTGGTGCCGCGCACGATGGGCTCATCGAGCAGCACGAGGTTGTCGGGCAGGGCTGGTTGCTCTGCTGCGGTGGTATCAGCCGGGCCGCTCTTGGCTGTGCTGGTTTGGTCGTCGGTCTTTGCCATGGGGTTGCTCCTTTGCGGTGATGGGTTTGCCGCCGGTGCAGGCGCGGCAGTGGTTGTTATGGCTTAAACGCCGATGGCTTTACGTTGCTCGGCGAGCATGTCGACGCCGTCGATGATCTCGATGAAATTGAGCAGGTCGACCTCGATCACGTCTTCGCCATTGATGGTGAGCTTGTAATAGGTGCAGGTGGTGGTGATGCTGTGCTCGGTGTCTTCACCTGGTGCGGAGTCGCCCATGTCGATGGTTTCGTGACGGCCGCGCACGACGATTTCGACGGCGACTACTTCGCCGGTGTCGTCCTGCTGGTAGGCACCAGCCAGACGCAGCATTACGCCGTCGGCTTTGATCATGCCGAACTGCTTGAGCACGATCAGATCCAGGCCACCGGTTTTCCACTCGAACTGGATGCCGTCGTCCGTCCAGCCCAGGTCGGCCTTGACCGGGCCATTCATCCCGCCGCCGCGATAGCCTTCCATCTTGCGGCTGAGCGGCGGCGGGGTTGCCGACTTGGCGACGCCCATGTAGCTGGTGCCGTCGTTAAACAGGTTCATGTTCTTGAGCTTGCGGGGCATGGCCATGGTGGCGCTCTCCTAGCAAATAGGGGCAGGCGCGGCGGGTTAGGCCGCGCTGGCTGGGTTAGGCGGCGTTGATGCGCGCGGCGAAGTCCATCAGGTAGCGGTCGGTGATGCGCTGGCGGAAAGTCAGATCCTCCAGCGGCGGGACCGGGGTGTAGTCGTAATCGATGAACAGCTTGCCGGCCTTGAGGGTGGTGGCGTCGTTGGCTTCTTCGTCGTACCAGCAGTCGCCGTCGATCAGGTAGCCGGCGCTGGTCAGCTCGCGCATTTTGGCTTTGATGCCGTTGACGATGTCTTTGACCAGGCTTGGGGTCATGGGCTTATCGACGGCCCAGAAGTGAGCCTCGGCCATGGTGTCTGCCAGCACCTGGGCGGTGCGGGTGTAGTTCTCGAAGGCAAAGAGCGGATCTTCGGAGCAGGTACGCGAGCCCCAGAAGCGGAAGCCAGCCTCTTGAATGAGGGTGGTGACCTCGGCCTCGTTGAGGTAGTTGGCGTCGGTGGCTGGGTTTTGCAGATCCCACCAGACGTCGGCGCTGATGCCTGTAACGCCGTTGACCGGCATGTTGGAGATGGTTTTGTGCCAGCCGATCTCTTTATCCGTTTTGGCACGCAGGCCGAGGGCTACGGCCACGGCGGGGGCCACGACGGTGGCGCTTGTGGTGGTGTCCCACTTCTCGAAGCTCGGCCAGATGACCATCACTTCACGGGCGCCGAAGTTGTCGCGGTAGGCGACGGCTTCTTCCTTGGTTTTGCAGCCGTGGGCGGACACATAGGCGAAGGCACGCAGATCCTGGGCAATGCTGACCAGGGCGGTGGCTACTGGCAGGCTGTCCAGCCCTGGCACGCCGAGGATGCGCGGCACCATGCCGAGCTTACCTTTGGCAGCGAGCAGGGCTTTCATGCCGGTGTATTTGCCCTCTGCATTGGTGGTGCCGATGAGGTTGCTGACGGTAGCCGCTTCGATGGCCGCCGGATCTGCGCCTTCGCCCACCGCCACACGCACCACGATGGTGAATGGTTTGCCCTGGTCAGCAATGGCCTGCAGGCTGGCGCGCAGGGTGCCGCTGGTACCGGCCTTGCCGACGGCGGCTTGCACGTTGGTGAGCAGCACCGGGGTGTCGAGTGGGAACAGAAGCGGGTCGGCATCCGGGCCGGTGGCGACCATGCCGACAACGGCGGTTGTGATATCGCGAATCGGGCGGATGCCATCGTTGACTTCGATGACGCGGACGCCGTGTAGGTAGTCGGCCATGGGGATTGCCTGCGCAGTGATTGGATTGACAGTGCACAGGTTGCCGCGCGCGCGATGGCCCCGCGAGCTGCGGGGCTTGTAGGACAGGGCGATACAAGACGCGGACAGTAAAAACCCCGCGCAAGGCGGGGCTTTTTGCAGTGCTGGTTGGCTTAGCCGGCGTTGTTACCGATGCCGGCGACGGCGGCTTCAATGCTGGCGATGGTTTCGTCGGCGATGTCCTGGGCCTGTTCGACCTGGCCGGCGGCCATGGCGTTACGGATCAGCTCCTTTGCGTTGAGGCGCACGGTGCGCAGCTGCACCAGGGCCGCGGTGTACTGGGCGGCTTCCTGCAGGATGCTATCTGCCGCTTGCTGGGGTGTGCGGCCGTTGATGGCCCAGGCTGCAACCATGGGCGGCACCGTGCCCTGGTAGTTGGCAGCGGCGAACTGCTCTGCCTCGATGCGGGCGCGGTCGTATTCCACTGCGCGCAGGGGGTCACCTGCCACCTTGGAGCGTGCGTTATCTGCTGCGGTGTCTACTGCCTTGCACAGATTATTGCTGGTTGATTCGTTGGACTCTCGATCCACCTCTGGCGTACCACCAGTACTCAGCCAGGTCTGATATTCCTGCCAGTCACGGTTGTGATCATCTGCTTGCAGGAAGGCTCCATCGTCAATGCGCTGAACTGCGCCATGGGTAGTAATGCGGTACATGGAAATGCTCCTTAAAGGCGTGCGTCAGCGACAAAATGGACAATGGGCATGTATCCGTCCCCTGGGAGGCTTTCGACTTGTAGGTTGCTATCGCTGGCTCTACTGAAGCGCACCGCTAAGTTGCCCGATGGCGATGTCTCTATCTGCGTATTGCTGAACGAGATCGTCCCGCTAGCACCGTTCAAGGCCGAGTAATAGGTAATGGTCGGAATGGCCCGCTTGCGCTCCCTAAAAGGAAGTGACAGGTCAGAAACAGAGGAAGCGTCGCCAACACTTGCACCGTTCATGGTGATGCTGCCGGGCAAGGTTCCTAGGTCATAACTTTTCTCTAGGTAGCGTTCTGTGGCCCGGATGGTGTCGGCAAAGGCCTCAATTTCAAATCGCGTAGCTTTGGCTCCACGTTCGAGCTGCCATTCAGTGAATTGGAAGTTCTTGTTGGCAACAGCACCGCAGTTACCTGCGACTTCGATCTCGATACCATTGGCACAATCGCCCATGGCGATATTCTCGAAGACCAGCTGCGTAGCCGTACCAGATGGCACAGCGATAGCGGCCGAGGCCGCGATCTGGGTGACAGCTGAGAAGTTGTCCACCGCGTTGGCTTTACGCAAGGTCAGGCTGTAGTTGATCGGAACACCTACGTCGTGCTGCACCAGGACGGAGAGCGACGCTGTTTTGTTTTTCAGCTCGCGGGCGACGGGAGCCTCAATGCGATGGCGCGCATAGGCCACACCGGCACCAGTAAGCGTCACCCCGGTTAGGTGCAGGCTGGTTCCGAGTTGGCCGATACCCGCCGTATTCTGGGCGATGCTGCCAGCCGTAACCGCCCCGCCAGCCCAGGCCGCTAACAGGTCAACAGCGCCGTACTGAGCGGAAGTACTCAAGGCCTTAGCTGCGAGCTGCGCCATACGGCACGCCCCATCTACCACCAGGTTGCGGCGGTAAATCGCGTCGGTGATTCCATTCAGTTCGGCGCTGATCCGTGCGTTTACTTCGGCCTCGGTGGTGTATTGCGGGTGCGGGTCTGCAGCGGCCAAATGGCCAACCATGATTGCGTCCGCATAGGCGCGCGTCGCCAGCACCACACTGGGGTCAATCTTGAGTTGTACGGCAGCGGTACTGCTGACGATCAGCACCATGCGCAGCACTTGGGTGCGGCCGGAGCCTTCGGCCATTTCCGGCTTGTAGCTTGGCGGGCAGTTGCTGACGGCGATCAGATCACCGGCAGCGTCATACAGCCCCATTTCGCGCAGCCAGTAGCCACCCTCGGTTTCTGGAATCACCAGCTCGGCGATGATCTGGCTCGCGTTGAGCGGGTCGGGTGTCAGGCTGTTGAGGTCGGCGCGGTACTGCTCGCCGATCAGTGCGGTTTGGGTGCGCACCGGTACCGGCAATGCACCGCCGCCATCACCTACGGCCATGCGGCTGATTTGCAGGGGTACATTGAGGGCGATGGCGTTGGCGAGCTTAGCTTCACCCACGGCGGTCAGGATTGCGAAGTAGGTTTGGCTCATGGGTAGACGCTCATGATGTCGATGGAATGTTCAGCGCCGCCAAATAGCAGCGCCTGGCTGCTTACCTCTATGGGGCCTGGGGCGTAGGGGAATACGGTGAGGACTTCGCCATCCATGGCGGCGACGCCGATGTACGTGGTGCCGCGAGTTTCCAGGCTGATGGCCAGGCCAGTCAGGTGGCGGCTACGCGGTTTGGCGTCGTCGATCAGCAGTACCAGGGATTCGTACATTTCCTCGGTGATGCCGCTGTCGAGCACACCTATATCCAGGGCGAAGGTGCCCGGAACGCCTTCGGGGGCGGTTTCCCACCACTCGATCACGCGGATCAGGTAGCCGAGGGGTTCCACCACCCGGCGCAGCGCGCCGATGGTGCCTTTGTGGGCGTGGACGAAGTAGGCCGACTTGATGACCTTACGCTTGGTGGCCTCAGCCCAGGTTTCCTCCCAGCGATCCACCGAGAACGCCCAGGCCAGGTAGGGCAAGAATGGCAATGGGCAGAGGTCGGGGTTGCACAGCGCGCGAATGGGGATTGGCACGCGCTCAATCTGTGCCAGCGCTTGGGCGGCCAGGCGCTCCAGCTGGGTGGCGTTGGATGGGAGCATGGGCCGGGTCATACGCTGCCGGCCACTGTCACGTTCACGCCTGTGCAGTAGGCGGCCTGGGCGGTGGTTGGCGTGATGGGCGTCCAGCCGGTGAGCGACACGCTGCGCACACCCTCAACATGCAGGGCTGCGTAGATGGCCGAGGTGGATACCTCAACACCCAACCGGCGCCGCGTGTTGACCAGGGCGAGTAACGCAGCCTCGGCCGCCTGGCGGATGGGCTCAGCCTCGGGGCCGGTGGTGGCCAGGTGCAGGGCGGCGGTAACGCTGTACTCGATCACCTCGGCGCTTTGTACGGTGAGGCGGTCGGCCAGTGGGCGGCGGTCGTCGTCCGAAAGATAGGCTGCAACGGTGGCGAGTAGCTCTTCGTCTGCACTGCCATCGCCCTGCAGGGCCTGCACGGTGACTACTACCACAGCCGGGCTGGGGCTTTCTGCCGTGGCATCTGCCACCAAGCCGGAGGCGCTGCGGGCATGGAAGATGTAACTGTTGCGCGGGCCGGCGGTGCTGAGGCCTTCAAACGCCATCTGGGCGCGTTCGCGCAGGGCTTCGTCGCTTTCCATCACCGCTGGTTCGTCATCTGTTGCGGGTGTGACGACCAACTGTTCTACGTTGTAGTTGGCGGCGATCTGTACCAGGTCGGTGCCTTTGGCTTTGGCCAGCATGGTGGCGAGCGCGGCTTCGTTGACGCGCTGACGCCAGAGCAGCTCGCGGTAGGCGTTTTCCTGTACCAGTTTGGTGAGTGGGTCCGATTCCAGGGCCAGGCGTGCGGCGATTTCTGCCTGCTCGGCTGCGGGCCACAGGCTGACGGTGTAGGCCTTGCGCTCGGTGAGGATCTGTTCGTAGTCGAGCTGCTCAACCACTTGCGGATCGGGCAGGGCGGCCAGGTCGATGGGCGTCCAGACAGTCATACGGTAGCCCCCATGCTGAGGGGGATTTTCAGGCTTAGCGGTTCGTTGCCATCCACCAGGGTGCCTTCGATGGCCAGCTCAGCCTGGCCGGCGATGTTGAGCGCGGTGAGTTGCACGCGGCTGAGGCGCACGCGCGGTTCCCAGCGAATGAGGGCCATGGCGATGGCGGCATAGCACAGCAACTGGGTGGCGGCGTTGCCGGGCTGGTCGATCAGGTCAACCATCTGGCAGCCGTACTCACGGCGCATAACGCGCGAGCCGATGCGGGTGGTGACGATGTCGCCAATGCTTTGGCTGATGTGCTGCAGCTTGGTGATGGGGCGGCCGGTTTGGCGGTTCATCTGCTTAGCCCCCTGCGAATACGTTGGTGCTGCCGGAGGCAACGCTGGAGCCGCAGGCGACTGGGTCACCGATGCGGCCCAGCGGCATGCCGTTGGCAAATACGGTGGCACTGCCATCGGCCAGTTGTGAGCCGTGGCAGCTGTTGGGGTCGCAGTGGCTGGCCCAGGTGTCTGCTTTGCGGTGCACGGCGATGCCGTTGGCGAAGACGTTGGGGCTGCCGGCGGTGGACGCACGCGGCGGAAACGCGCCATGGCCGGTGCAGGCGTCGCCCTTGCGAGTTACGGCCGGCATCAGTTGAGTTCCACTTTGGCGCCCTTGATGGCGACGTTGCCGATGGCTTCGATGAGGATGTTTGCAGCGCTTTTAATGGCGATGTTGCCGGTAGCGGTGGCGCTGAGCCCTGCCTGGGTGGTGATGCTGACGTTGCCCACGGCGGTCACCTCTGCGGTACCGGGCAGGGTGGCGCGCAGGTGCTTGGCGATGCTGTCGTATTCGATCACCGCGCCATCGCGGTAGGTGCGGCGGTGCAGGCCGTCGCGGTCGCCGTTGGCCTCGATCAGGTCGCTAAACAGGCCGGTGATGGCAACGCCGTTGGCCAGTTGGCCGGATGGACTGAGCAGCAGCACCTGTTCGTTCACCGTTGGCGGGTTCCACTCACGATCCAGGCCGGCGCGTGGGTTCAACCAGGGCAGCCAGGCGGTGGTGAGGGTGCCGGTTTTTACCTGTACGCGCGGTGGGTCCATCTGCACGGCGGCGATGGTGCCGAAGCGGATCAGGTTTTCCAGCAGGCGGGCGAGAGTGGCGAGATCGTTCATGCCGGTGATGTTGCCGCGCGCGCGTAGGCGGTGCAGCCGGCTTAGCTTGTAGGGCGGGGGCTTACAAGGTGAGGTGGTGCAGCAGGTGGTCGCGGATGAATTCCTGTTCTTCAGCGCTGAAGCCGAGCAGCTCGCGCTGGGCGTATTCCACGTCGGGTGCGCCTCTTTCTGCGCGGTCACGTAAGCCGTATTGGTGCACGCGGGCGATGCGGGTGATACGGCTGGCAAAGCTGACGGTGGCCTCGGCGGCGCTGCCTTTGGCCTGGATGTAGCGGGCGGTGCGTAGCTTGGTGAACATTTTGGCCTTGCGCTTGATGCGCCCGACCTTGCTGCGCAGGGTGCGGTGTTTGCGCGGGGCGTAGGCGGTGCCGTCTGGGTTGCGCTGGGCGATGATGCGCTGCTGCTGGCTACGGCGCAGCAGCTGGGCCAACTCGCGGGCCAGTTTGCTGCGCGCGGTTGGCTCTAGCCGGGTGATAAGCGGGGTGAGCCAGCCGCCCAGGTCGTCGAGCATGTCAGTCATCTGGCAAATACCACTCGCTGGCGTTGCCTTGTGCGCCTGCCTGCCAGTTTGGGTCAAGGAAGGCCAAGGCCGCTTGTGGCTCTGCCGGGTGGGTGATGGTGGTGGTGCCTTCGCCGTCCTGGCCGATGACTACGCGCTCGGTCAGGGGCAGTTTGATGGACAGGTCGACTTTGCTGGCGTCGATGATGTCCGCTTCAAATTGCAGGCCGTCTTTGGCTTTGTCGAGGTTGGCCAGCAGTTCGTTCTGGTGCACGCGCACCCAGGCGAGCAGCGGCAGGATGACCACATCCGGGTGGCCTGCGTAGTCGGTGAGGATGATTTGCAGGGTGTAGGTGTATTCCCAGGACAGGGTGGCGGCGGCTGTGCAGCGCACGCTGCCGTCATCGATGAATACCAGCAGGCGGTCTGGGTTGTCTTTCAGCTCGGGCACTTTGGCCAGCAGGTGGGTGCGCAGGCTGGTGGGTTTGTTCATGGGTCGGCCCTGGGCTGTTGGTGGTTGTAGATCATGTCGACCTGGGCGGCGCATTCGGCCCAGGCGCTGAGCAGGTAGTCGCTGTCGTCGCTGAGCTGGCCGTTATTCTGCGGGGCTGCCGGCAGCAGGCTGCAGGGAGTTACGACGGGACAGCCACTCACGGTAACCGTGTGCTCCGGTAAGGCCGGGGCGCTCATGCAGCCGGCGAGCAGCGCCAGGGAGAGGCTGGCTGCTCCAATCACTAAAACTCGGGTCATTGCGGCGGGTCTCCTGTTTGTGGATCTGGCTGGTGGCGTGCTGTTGGCGCACGTCGGCCTGGGCCGTTTGCAGGCCCTGCTGGGCAATGCGCTGAGCTGCCAGCTCGCCACCTAGGCGGACGATGCTGGCAGCCTGGCGGGCGCTGCGTTGGGTGAGCTGCTCGATGCGCTCGGCGGCCAGGGTTTCGCGGGCATCCACGGCCTGGCCCTGCTGGTACTGGCCCCAGAACAGCAGACCGAGGGCGCCGAACAGGGCGAGGCCATAGCCGATCTGGCGCAGGGTGGTCATTTGCGGTACCAGCCGGCGGCATTCATGGCGGGCTCATCCAGGGAGTGCACGTTGCCCAGGACGATCAGCACACGTTTACCTGGGTGCAGTTCCTGCAGTGCATCACTGAACTGCTTGGTGCATTCGTAGCCGGTGTCAGCTGGCAGGCAAATGACATCACCGTCGCGCAGCTCCAGCTTGCGGATCTGCTCGGGCTGGATCATGCCGCCACCTTTTGCCCACAGCCGCAGCCCGCGTGGCGCTCGTAGGCGCGCTCTAGCTTCACGTCGTACAGGTTGCGGGCGTAGGCGGGGCCGTTGTAGAGCTTGGCGAACTCGGCCCATTTTTTGGCCTTGAGCGCTTTATGCAGGGCGGGCTCTGCCTCGATGTAACGCACGAACGCCTCGAACTGCTCGGCCTCGCTGGCTGCCATGCGGGTTAGGAAGTCGTCCAGGCTTGCATAACCGAGCCGCTGCCAGTGGTAGCCCATGATCTGGAAAGCGCCCCAGCTGCAGGCCTCTGGCGCGCACAGGGCGTCGATCAACTTGGCGTTGGCCAGGCGCTGGTGTTCGGCGGTACCGCCGGCATAGCCACCCGCTTTGGGGTTGACCAGGGCGGGGTGCAGGATCGCCAGTTGATCCGCGTGGGCCTTGAGCGCTGCGGCGTCGTCACCTTTGTGCCGTGGCGTGGCCAGCAGGCGGTGCATAACGTGGCGCTCAAAGAGAATTTTGGGTTTGCCGTTGACCAGGAAGCCTGAGCCGGTGCTTTCCACCTCGTTGACGGCGTAGATGCTGGCCAGGTCGACGCCGAGGCGTTTGGCGGCGTCCACCAGGTGGATATTGCCGAGCAGCTTGCTGCAATCGGCGCCAGCCAGGGCGGCGATGGTTTTCTCGCCAGCAACGCCATCGACCACCAGGCCCACCTTGAGCTGGTAGGCGCGCACGGCTTTTTCGGTTTCGTCACCGAAGTCGCCATCCTGGAATAGGTTAGCGCCGGCTAGGTTGAGGCGCTGTTGCAGTTGGCGTACGTCTTGGCCTTTGGAACCGTGCTGCAGGCGTTGGGGCTGGGTCATTGGTTGGGCCTCAGTAGGGCGGCGAGGTTGCCGCGCGAGCGGTAAACGAGGATGCACAGCAGGATGGCGATTGCCGCCTGCCATACGCTTACAGGTTGCCGGTAGAGCAGGATCTCTACCCCGGCGCAGAACAGCGCGCCGATCATCAGGCAGGCGAGCAGGGCAATGCCGCGACGAATACGGGCGCCGTGGCGTTGGAAGCACACCAGGCGCAGGGCGGCGGCGATGTAGGCGATGGCGGCGATGATGGGCAGCAGGGTGGTGAGCATGATCACTCTCCTTTGCCTTTTTTGAACCAGGCCGGGACAAAGCTGGAAAAGTCGGTTTTTTCGATCAGCTCCAGGGCTTTGAGGGCTACCGGTACAACGAGGATGGCCCCGACAAAACCACCGGGACCGGTTTGGGTGATGATGGTTTGCGCGACGATCTCGGGCGCGCTGACGTAGCCCGCACCGACCGATACCAGCAGGCCGGCGCAGCGCTGCCAGGCTTTAAGGTCGCGCTGGTTCATGGCGATAAGCGCCGCACCGATGATTGCGCCGAACAGGGCGTTGCCATCCATGTGCGGCATAACGGTGGCCAGGCCTACACCTGCGGTGGCGGCGACTACTACGGCGCCGGTTGTTGGCTCAGCCATGGGGCGTCCTTTCTTCTAGTTGAGTTAGGGGCTGGTTGGCGAGTTGAACCAGAGGCAGGCGGTTAATGCGGCGTACCGTTTCGCCTATCAGCAAGGGATTGAAGCGTTGGCCGATGCCATGGAAACCGAAACCAACAGCGCAGAATTCACTGCAGAACATGCGGTTTTCACTATGTAGGCCGCTGGAAAATAGCTGGCTGAGGAAAATGCCCGCCCAGTCGTAGCCAGCGCCCTCATGGCGGTCGAATACGGACTCGATCAGCTTGGCATTCGCCCAGGGCACGGGGATCAAATCCCAGTGTTCGGGTTTGTAGTCGATGCGCTTGGCGCGGACGCCTCCATCCATAGCGCTGGCCGATAACCAGCGGCCATCTGGCATGACTATCTCGCAGTGGCTGTAGATTGAGCCGGTCCACAGGCGAATCAGGCGGTTGAACAGGGTGCCTTTGCCTTTGTAGAGGGCGAGTTGAATCAGTCCCATAGGTTCACCATCTGGCGTTGGGGTTGTGGGGCTTCTTCGGGAAGGATTACCAGGGTGCCCTGGGGGATCTGCGCGCCGAGGTCGGCCAGGCCGGGGTTGGCGTCGAGTACGGCTTCGGTAACCGCTGCGGTGCGGCCGTAGTGCCGCCAGCAGATGGCGTCGACTGTGTCGCCCTGGATGGCGCGCAGGGTGGTGGCCATCAGATGAGGTCCACTGACATGCGGGGCACGCCGAGCAGGTCACGGATGGCCCAGCGTTGGTCGCGGCGGTATTCGTCGATGTTGAACTGCAGGTCTTCGGCTTTGCGGTCGCCGGTACCGGTGCTGTCGTAGCTGCGATAGCGCTCGCACACTTCGGCGCCGGTAGCGGCCTGGATGGCGCGGGCGTAGAGGTGGACTAGCTCGGATTCGTCTTTGATGGTTTCCGCTGGTACGTCCGCCAGGGTGGCGTAGCCAGCCGCCTGTTGGGCGCCGCGCCACTTGAGCAGCTCGCGGTTGACGCTGATGGCGGCGGCGATAACTGCGGTTTCCAGCCGGGGGTTGGTGACGCTGGCATCGATGCGTAGAGCGGCGCGCATGGCGTCCAGCTCAATGGATGGCCAAAACGGGTCGGTGTTGATGTGTGGGCCGGTTGGTGGGGTGCCGCCGGCTACAAATCCGCTCATGGCTTGGCCTTGGGTAATAAAACGGCGGTGGTCGGGGCGTCACAACAAGGAAAGGAGAGAACCTGTTGATCAGCCCCGAGCCGCCGGTCGCGTGGGGACGCTCGGTTAGCTGGCCGGTGTTGCTGGCGCAGCGTGTTTCTTGAGGAGGCGTTCGACGCGCTCCAGATCCTTTTTGCCGCCGCAGTTGCTGTGCAGGTCGATGGCTTTGGCCAGGTGTTGCTTGGCTTCTTCCAGGCGTACCAGCGCACCATCTGCTGCATCATCAGGAATTGCCGCCAGAGCCTTGCCGATAGCCAGGTGCAGCTTGGCGCGGGCTTGGTCGGGCATGTCCTGCTCGGCGGTGATGGCAGCTGCGTTCTCCAGAATCGAGAGCGGGAAGCTGTCGCCAGCCTTCTGGGCCTTGAGGGCGGCTTCGGCGATTTCCTCGGCGATCAGGGTGCCGGTGGTGCGCTCGAAGCGATCCGGCATTTTCAGTTTGTGCTTGATGACGTACTCGGCCACTTCCAGCGCGCCGGGGTAGTCGGCGGCATCGATGCGCCAGAGCATGATGGTGGTGAGCACCTCATCCTGGGCACCGTTGCCAGCAGCCAGCACGCCCTGCACATAGGGCACGTACTCAGGCAGCAGCTGCGCCTTGAGGTCGGCCTTACCCTGGTTGGACTGCACCTGCTTGAGGCGCGCACGGTGCTGGGCCAATTGAGCGAGTTGCTGCTCGTAGGCATTAGCGCCGTGCATGCTCATGGCCGGCGCGGTGGCGGCGGCCTCCTGGGCTGCGCGTTTGCGCAGCTGGTTGCGTTGGGCGGGTGTGAGGTGCTGCTGCATGGCGAACCTCTTAGGCTTCAGTCGGTTCTGGGTAGTCGACTGGGGTGATGTTCTCGATCAGTGCGACCAGGCCAAAGTCTTCGATCACGTAGGCTTCGTTGGACGACTGGTAGTCGGCAACACGGTCCAGCTCTGGCTCATCTTTCAGGTGACGGCGACGGGCACCGTTCTGGTAGTAGATGGACAGGTTGCTGAGGGTGGTGATGAGCACCGTGTTGTCCGGGAAGAACGGGGCGTCGACCACCGGCAGGCCACCCAGGCGGGCGCGGCTGACGATCTCTTGTGCGGCGTTTTCTTCCTGGTTGGAGTCGGCACCCTTTTCCACGGCGGCCAGCAATTTGCTGTGCATCAGGTTGCGCGAAACCATCACGCGCAGATCCGGACGGGTGCGGTGCCATGGGTCGAGCATCTGGATGCCGTCGAATACCAGACCGTCCAGGGTGGCGTAGTCGCCTTCGAAGACGGTGTCCACGCCTGCCACTTTGATGACCTTGCGCGCGCCGAGGGTGACTTCGCCGGAGGCTGCAACTACTTCATCCAGCACGCGGTCTGGTGCGCCGGTGCGGATCTTCTGCAGCCAACCAATGTTGACGTCTTGCAGCAGTGGGTTGGTGGCGCGGTTGGTAGTTGCCGCAGCGCTGGTACCGTTGAAGCCAATCATGATGCGGTCCAGGGCCTGGCGCAGGATGATGGCGTTGCTCAGCTTGATCTGGAAGTCCGGGAACTTAGCCCAGGCATCGAGCAGCGGGTATGGGAACGCGCTGTCGAAGTTGGTTTGTTTGCAGGTGTAGGCGTCTTTGCTCAGGTTTTGACGGGCCAGCGGGCTACGCGGGGTGCCACCGGAGGTATCCGTGCGGCTGGCCACTGGGCCGTTGACGCCCAGCAGCAGGGCTTCACCTGACTGTTCGTCAACGCCAATGATGTTGATTTGTTTCAGGAAGCCATCGGACTCCTGCACCGCAACTTCCAGCTTTTGCTGAATGCTCGGGTCAACGCTGAATTTTTCGTGGGCGCTGGCCACGCCGTTGAGCAGGGCAATCTGCACGGCCAGGGCGGCGAAGGCAAAGCGAGTTTCTTTACGCATGGGGGTGTTCTCCGGTGAATAGGCTTTTCAGTTTTTGGCCGTGGGGTTAGAAGCCGGTCAGCAAGGTGCCGTCGCCGCCTGTGACTGGCGGGCGGTGTTGCTGTTTGTGGTCGGCGGTCTGGCCCAGCTTGGTTTTGAGCGCATTCAGCTCGGTTTCCAGGCTGGCGAACTGCTGCTGCAGCGCGGCCAGGGCGGTGCCGGTTTTTTCGGCTTTGTCGGCCTGCTGGGTGGCGAGGGTCACCAGGCTTTCCAGGGCTTCACCGATGTCGGAGAAGGTGTTGGCGTCCTTGCCTTCTTTGTCCTTGCTCATTTTGATGAAATCACCGAGCTTGGCTTTGATGGCCGCAAAAACACTGGGTTCGTCGGTGACTTCATCGAATTCGAGTTGGGCTTCCTCGGCGGCACTGAACAGGTTGTCTTTGTCCTGTTTGCGGTTGGCGAGGTTGCCGTGGGTTGCGCTAAAGCTCAGGGCTTCGGTGCCCAGGCTGGCGGGGCTGTCGGTGATGGCCAAGCCAATCAAATAGGCTTTGCCGGTGTCGGCGAACTTGGGCTGCACTTCAATCGAGGTGTAGACCTTTTGGCCTGCTTTGTTGAGGGCGAGCAGGGCTTCGTTGGGTTCGATCTGTGCGAACAGGGCCAGTTTTTTGGCACCGCCGATGTCGACTTCCTCAGCCTTGAGTGCCAGCACGTCGCCATAGGCACCAAATTCACCGCCCGGCCATGCCCACTTGATGTGCTCGCAGTTGAGGCGCGCGCCGTAGGTGTTGGGGTTGTACTGGGCGGCCATGTCTTCGATCCAGGTACGGTCGATATTGCGGCCGTCGGTGGTCGCGCCCTCAACGGCGATGCGGGTCCACTTGGAGCGGTATTTCTTGGCTGGTTGGGTGGTGGCGGCCATTGGTGCTGTCCTCGATGCGTTGGCGGCGTGCTGCCGTTGCGTTGAGGGCATGTTCGTGAGCTGGCGCGCTACGGGCAACGAGGCGACCTTGTAGGGCGCGCCTTTACAAGGTGCGGCGCGGGTACACCACGCGCGTGCGAGGCAGCATCTGCGCCATGAATGCTGCCGTTGAAATTCCCGTCCGTGATAACCGTCGCCAGGCCAAGTTTTTGTACTGGACGGGTTGGCGCGTCACCGATATCGCCGATTACCTGGGCGAGAAGGAACGCACCGTGCACAGCTGGAAGGCCCGCGATGAGTGGGACCGGGCAGACAACGTAGAGCGGATCGGCGGGGCGTTGGAAGCGCGCCTGGTGCAGCTGATTCTGAAAGACGGCAAATCGGGCGGGGACTTCAAGGAAATTGACCTGCTGCACCGCCAGCTTGAGCGCCAGGCGCGGATTGAGCGCTTCAAGGGTGGCGGTACTGAGGCTGAGTTAAACCCTAAACTGCATGACCGCAACAGCGGGCCGAAGAAGAAGCCGAGCCGCAATGAGTTCAGTGAGGAGCATATCGAGCTGCTCACTGAGGCGTTTATCGATGGGTGCTTCGGTTACCAGTTGGACTGGTACAAAGCGGGCAACCAGCGCACCAGGGCCATCCTGAAAAGCCGGCAGATCGGTGCCACGTTCTACTTTGCCCGTGAGGCGTTGATTGATGCGCTGACCACTGGCCGTAACCAGATATTCCTGTCGGCCTCGAAGAACCAGGCGCACATCTTCAAGGCGTATATCCAGAGCTTTGCCCGTGAGGTGTGCGGGGTTGAGCTGACTGGCGACCCGATCATCCTGGCCAACGGCGCCGAGCTGCACTTCCTGGGTACCAACGCGCGCACGGCGCAGGGCTACCACGGCAACTTCTACTTCGACGAATTCTTCTGGACGTTCAAGTTTAAGGAACTGAACAAGGTCGCCTCGGGCATGGCGATGCAGAAGCAATACCGCCGCACGTATTTCAGCACGCCGTCGAGCATGGCCCATGAGGCCTACACCTTCTGGACGGGTGAGCGCTTCAACAAGGGCAAGCCGGCCGCCAATCGCATATCGGTGGATATCTCCCACGATGCGCTGCAACAGGGCCGGTTGTGTGAGGACAAGGTGTGGCGGCAGATCGTCACCATCCTTGATGCCGAGCAGCGTGGCTGCGACCTGTTCGACCTCGAAGAGCTGCGCCAGGAATACGACGCTGAGGCCTTCCAAAACCTGCTGATGTGCCAGTTTGTGGACGATGGCGCGAGCATCTTCCCGCTGGCCATGCTGCAGCCGTGCATGGTGGATAGCTGGGTTGAGTGGGCCGAGGACTTCAGGCCACTGGCGCCGCGCCCACTGGCTGACCGGCAGGTTTGGGTGGGCTATGACCCAGCAGAAACCGGCGACAGTTCGGGCCTGGTGGTGGTTGCCCCGCCGATGGTGCCGGGCGGCAAGTTCCGCGTATTGGAGCGGCACCAGTTCCGGGGGATGAATTTCGACGCCCAGGCCGAGGCCATCCGCATGGTGACCCAGCGCTATTGGGTGACCTACATCGGTATTGATACCACCGGCATGGGCTCAGGCGTGGCGCAGTTGGTGCGGCAGTTCTTCCCTGGGCTGACGACGTTTAGCTATTCACCCGAGGTGAAGACGCGCCTGGTGCTGAAAGCCTATGACGTGATCCACAAGGGCCGGCTGGAGTTCGACGCCGGCTGGACCGACTTCGCGCAATCCCTCATGGCCATTCGCAAAACCATCACCGCCAGCGGGCGCCAGTTCACGTACAGCGCCGGGCGCAATGACACCACCGGCCACGCCGACCTGGCCTGGGCGCTTTTCCACGCACTACACCACGAACCGCTCGAAGGGCAGACCGCTGCCAATACCGGGCGGATGGAGCTTTTTTGATGAGTACAGGCAATCAGGTGGCTGTTGCGGCCACAGCGCAGGCGGTAAGCGATCACCGGACGGTGGCATTTACGTTCGGTGAGCCTGAGTCGGTGTTATCCGGGCGGGAGATTTTCGACTACCTGGAGTGCTGGTTTAACGGGCGCTGGTATGAGCCGCCGTTGTCGCTGGACGGCCTGGCGCGCTCGGTTAAGGCCAGCGTGCACCTTGATTCAGGCCTGCGCTTCAAGCGCAACCAGCTGACGCGCACCTTTATCCCGCACAAGTTGCTGAGCCGTGAGGCGTTTGACCAGTACGCCCAGGACTATCTGGCGCTGGGCAACGGCTACGTTGAGGCGCGGCGCTCGGTGATCGGCACGCGGATGGCGTTGAAACCAACCCTGGCGAAGTACATGCGGGTGGGCAAAGACGACCGTTATTTTCAGGTGCAGGGCTGGAAGGATGAGCACGAATTCGACCAGGGCAGCATCTTCCACCTGCGCGAGCTGGATCTACACCAGGAAATTTACGGGTTGCCGGAGTGGCTTTGCGCGTTGCAGTCGGCGCTGCTGAACCAATCGGCGACGTTGTTCCGCCGCAAGTATTACGAGAACGGCAGTCACGCCGGTTTCATCCTCTACATGACCGACGCGGCGCAAAAAGAGTCCGATATCGATGATCTGCGCACGGCGCTGAAGAACTCGAAGGGGCCGGGCAACTTCCGCAACCTGTTCGTGTACGCGCCGAACGGCAAGAAGGAGGGTATCCAGCTGATCCCGGTTAGCGAGGTGGCGGCGAAGGATGAATTCAACTCGATCAAGGATCAGACCCAGGGCGATGTGCTGGCCGCGCTGCGGGTGTATCCGCAGCTGATGGGCATTGTGCCGAAGAACGCGGGCGGCTTTGGCTCGCCACAGGAAGCGGCCCAGGTGTGGGCCACCTTGGAACTCGAACCCATCCAGACGCGCCTGGCGCTGCTGAATGACTGGGTGGGCGAGGAGGTGGTGCGCTTCAAAGATTTTGAGATTGGCGGGGGGGAGAAATAGTCCCCGCGCAGTGAATAAACGAGGCGACGGGCCGGTGCGTCAACACCAACCCGACGTCGAACCACTCGAGCACGCCGAGTGATCCAACCAAGGCCTCGCCCCACTGCGCAGGGGGTGCGGAGCCTAAGCGAATCCAATAGCTGAAAACAAGGATCACTTATGTCTACACCGATTTTTCCGTGGATGGGCGGCAAGCGCCGCATGGCTAAACACATCCTCCCTGAGTTCCCTGACCATGAATGCTACGTCGAGCCGTTCTGCGGCGGCGCGGCGTTGTTCTTTATGAAAGACCCCAGCCGGGTTGAGGTGATCAACGATTTCGACGGGGAGGTGGTGAACCTGTACCGGGTGGTCGCCCATCACCTGGAGGAGCTGGTGCGCCAGTTCCGCTGGTCGCTGGTAAGCCGGGTGATGTTCGACTGGGCCAATATGCAGATCCCGGCCACGCTTACCGATATCCAGCGGGCGGCGCGGTTCTTCTACCTGCAGCAGTCGTGCTTCGGGGCCAAGCCAACCGGGCGCACCTTCGGTACCGCCACCACGGCGCCGCCCAAGCTGAACCTTTTGCGCATTGAAGAGAAACTCAGCGAGGCGCACCTGCGGCTGGCGAGGACAACCATCGAGCACCTGGACTGGAAGGAGTGCATCAGGCGCTATGACCGCGAGCACACGCTGTTCTACCTGGACCCGCCGTACTGGGAAACTGCTGGGTATGCACCTGGTGCGTTCAACTTCGAGCAGTACCAGGCCATGGCTGAGCTGGCCGGATCGATCAAGGGGCGGATGGTTATCTCGATCAACGATCACCCGCAGATCCGCGAGGTGTTCGCCGGGCTGCGGCTGAAAGAGGTGCCGCTGCGGCACACCGTCGGCGGGCAGGGCGGTAAGCAGGCCAACGAGCTGATCTACTTCAACTGGTAGCCCGACCGGGCCGCGTTAAGCAGTACTGAAAAGCCGCCCATTGGGCGGCTTTTTTGTGTCTGCGAACAACGAAGATTTGCCAGCGAAAGACCAATAAAGACCCATTACAGCATGCATTTTACTGGCTCTAAAGTCCAGCTCTTATAGGGCTGCGAGCCAGTATTCACGGGGCTTTCAGACAATCGGCAGCGCCCCGATGGCGCGGCGGTGTGGTCGATGTCTGGGGCCCAGGACTTGGCGGGCAGAGGGTACGGCCGAGGAGGCTGGGCAGGGCCATTCTGCACCCGGCGCGCGCCGTCGTCCCCCCACCTCGCCTGCGGGCTAAATGGGTCGAATTCTCTGCACACCTGCAGACGGCTCTGAGCGGGGCAGGCTGGGGGCTGCATGCGGTTCTTTAGGGCGCTGAATACCTGCGGTTCCCTGCGATGGTGCAGGTTCTCTGGTGGCGTTTTAGGCGGCGTTGCTTCTTGGCTTTTCCAGGGCAACAGAGGGAGATAGGTAATATCGGTAATGGAAGTCAGAAACCAAGCTCAAGGCCTTGTGTCTTCTGGGTTTGAAGCCTTACCTAGAGGGGTAATTTTGAGTAAGGTTGAAGGTAATATTTATTTAACTCGTTGTTTTATAAGGCTTTTGCCATTTGCTTTCTGACTTGCTGATTTGGTAATGCTCTAACCTATGTATTACTCAATTATTACTTTTATGAATTGTCTGTAGGTGCTTGATTTATATGGCTTATTCAGCGTTCCTAAACAAGACATTACCAATATTACCTATTTCCCATTGCTGACCATAAATGTGTAGAATGCGCCGCCTGAGCCGTTTTGAGCCTGCTGACGCTCCTTTTCATGGGAATGCACTGGGAACAAACTCAGGCACTTAAACAGGTGCAGAGGCTCGGATATAAAGGGCTGCAGCTGTGGTTACGAACCTTTACATGAGTTCGAATCTCACCGCTTCCGCCATCTTCTCGTCAGATTGGCTGTTTTCATGCCCTTAATTGGTGCTTGCTATCTGACGTTTATGCGCCAAGCTAGGTTTGGCCCTGTCTTGTCGCAAGGTCGCCAACCGTCCACAAGACCGCTGCTAACAGCGGCTGATGCAGAACGAGGTGTCGCTTGATTAGGGTGCTGGTGGTCGATGACCATGATCTGGTTCGTACAGGCATCACACGCATGCTGGCCGATATCGATGGCTTGCAAGTAGTCGGGCAGGCCGACTCTGGCGAGGAAGCGCTGAAGAAAACCCGCGAGTTGAAGCCCGACGTTGTTCTGATGGACGTCAAGATGCCCGGTATCGGCGGTCTTGAGGCGACGCGAAAACTGATGCGCAGCCATCCCGATTTGAAAGTCGTGGCCGTGACCGCCTGTGAAGAAGACCCTTTTCCCACCCGTTTGTTACAAGCCGGTGCGGCTGGCTACATGACCAAGGGCGCGGCCTTGACCGAGATGGTTCAAGCCATTCGCCTGGTCTTCGCTGGGCAGCGCTATATCAGCCCGCAGATCGCCCAACAGCTCGCACTCAAGTCGTTCCAGCCACAGAGCAATAACTCGCCATTCGATCTGTTATCCGAGCGCGAGATTCAGATCGCGCTGATGATCGCCGGTTGCCAGAAGGTGCAAAGCATCTCCGACAAGCTGTGCCTGTCGCCGAAAACCGTAAATACCTACCGCTATCGCATCTTCGAAAAGCTTTCGATCAGCAGCGACGTGGAGCTGGCGCTGTTAGCTGTGCGTCATGGCATGATCGATGCCACCAGCTGA